TATCCGTACATTGAAGGTATGTCAACGCAAAGAAATAAGCCGCAAGATTACGCTGAAAATGACCGCGTATATAAAGAGAGTCAGAAACAACGTTCTCTTGAAAGAGACATCAAAAAGGCGAAGCGTGAAGTCATGTTATTAGAAGAAATTGGCGATAAAGAGGGCGTTAAATTAGCAAAACAAAAAGTAGCGCAGCGTCAAGCGAACATGAGAGACTTCATAAACTCTACAGGCAGAAAACGTCAGCCTAATAGAGAAAAAATTGTATAGGAGGAATTATGTATGAGTTTTGGACAAGCATTTGAAGAAGTGAAAAAAGGTAAAGGAATGCGATTACCACAATGGAGCGAAGATGTTGTTATTCGTGCACAGTTCCCTGATGAACATAGCAAAATGACTGCTCCTTATTTATATGCAGAGTCTCGTTTTGGAAAAGTTCCTTGGAAAGAGACAATGATTGAACTATTCGCTGAGAACTGGGAGGTTGCTGAATAATGAACTTCGGACAAGCGATTGAAGCAGTTAAGGAAGGCAATAAAATTGGACGTAAAGGTTGGAATGGTAAAGGTATGTTTGTTTATTATGTGCCCGCTGCATCATATCCACCATCTACAAGTATTATGAAAGAAGCATTTGGCGGAGAGAATGTCCCATACCGTGCATACCTGGCGTTAAAAACAGCTCAAAATGATGTTGCCACATGGTCACCTAGTACTTCAGATGCATTAGCGGAAGATTGGGAGGTTGTTGAATAATGAAGAATACGATTACTCAAGAAGATATTAATGGCATTTTAGCAAAGACGCACTGGACAGTAGAAGAATTTCACGGGAAGTGCACAGTGGTAGTCGCTAAACTTCCGAATGGTTTTATTTTAACTGAATCTAGTGCGTGTGTAGATCCTGCCAATTACGATGTGAAAATTGGTGTTGAATGTTGCAAGGAACGAATCGTCAATAAGATTTGGGAATTAGAAGGATATCGTTTGCAATGCGAACTAACAGAGAAAGGGGCTCTTTAATATGCCAAAACCATTTAGATTACGATTAAACGAAATGCAGTTCTTCTCTGAAGGGGGAGACAATCCACCAGCTACACCGGAAGGAGGTGATCCAATTGTAACGGACCCGAACCCAACACCACCTGCTACAGACTCTAATCCTGAACCGCCTGTTACATTCACACAAGAACAAGTAGAAGAGGCTAAACAAAAGCAGGAAGCGGCGTTATTGAAGAAGTTAGGTGTGGAGAACTTTGAGCAGTTAAAGCAAACCGTAACCGGTTGGAATGAACATCAAGAATCATTGAAAACAGAGCAAGACAAAATAAATGAGCAGCTTACAACGTATCAAACTCAAGCGAAAGAAAGCGAGAATACTATTTTCTCTTTGCAAGCTGAGAATGTTGCTATTAAAGCAGGTATTAAAGAAGATAGCATAAACGATGTTATCACTCTCGCTAAAACAAATGTAAGTGATGATGTAGACATCGCAAAAGCTATTGAAATGGTTGTGGAAAAGCATCCTTACTTTAAAGGTGTAGTGGAAGCTCCACCTGCTGATTCAGGTAAACCGAAACCAACATTCTCTAACGGCCAACATCAACAACAATCCATGACAGAATCTGAAAAATGGGCTGCTGCATTCGATATCCAAAAGCAATAGATTTTAACGAGTCATCTTTATAGATGGCTTTTTGTTTTGCCAAAAACACATACAAAGGGAGCGATTTATTAATGGCTACATTAAATTACGCAACACAATATCAAGAGGTTTTAGTTCAAAAGTTTTCTCAAGCTTTAGCGTTCGGCGCTTTATACAGCACGCCTAACAACGCTACTATCAAATGGAATGGTGCTAAAACGATTCAAATCCCACGCATTAAAGTAGGAGGCTACACTGACGTTAACCGTGACGTTGTTGGCAGCACTACTCGTCGTGTTGATAACTCATTCGAACCAAAGACTTTAGGGCATGACCGTGAATTCCGTACATTAGTTGATCCGGTTGATGTTGATGAAACAAACATGGCTGTAACGATTGCTAACATTACTCGCGTATTCAACGACGAAGAAGCTATTCCGGAACATGATAAATACATGGCTTCTAAACTATATGCTGAATTCACTGGTACAGGTAAAACCGCCGATACAACTGCTCTTACTCCTGAAAGTTTCTTGGAAGTATTCGATAACATGATGTTAGAAATGGACGAAGCAGAAGTTCCACAAACTGGACGTATCATGTACATTACTCCAGCTGTTAAAAAGATTGTAAAAGCAGCTAAAGATTTACAACGTAAATTAGATGTTGGTGGAACTGGCGAAAAAGCTGTTAACCGTGGCGTATATTCTTTAGATGATGTAACTATTATCACGGTGCCATCTAGTCGTATGAAAACTGCTTACAACTTCACAAACGGTGCTGTACCTGATGCAACTGCAAAACAAATCAACATCATCTTAATTCACCCACTTTCTGTAGTAGCTCCACAAAAATATGAGTTTGTTGACTTAGACACTCCAAGTGCTGCTACTGGTGGTAAATACCTTTACTACGAGCGCAAATACTGGGATGTATTCATCTTAGGTGCTAAAGTAGACGGCGTTAAATTCAACATTGCTGCTGAGTAAGAGAGGCTTTTATAGCTTCTCTTTTTTCTCTTATATAAGAAAGGAATGGTGTTTACATGAGTAACACGGTAAAAGTAAAACGATTAAACAAAGTGTTAAATATCGATAAAGATTTCTTACCTAGCTATCTGAATGACGGTTTCGACCAAATTGACGACGAAGGCAAGATTCTGAAACGCGCTACTGGCGGCCGTAACATTTCGGTACAAGAGTACAATCAAGCTCTTGATAAAATCGACGCATTAGAGGCAGAACTGGCGGAGTTAAAAGCGCCGAAAAAAGCTGCTAAGTAGGTGATTATATGTCTTATATAGATGTTAATTACTACCGTAACGATTACGAAGGAACGCCGGTAGATGATGATGAGATGTTAAAACGCATGATCAAGAGGGCTTCTGATGTAATCGATCAAATAACGGGTTATAAATTGCAGTTGAGCGGCGTTAGTTTTGATATTTTAGCGCCATTCATCAAAGAGCAGGTAAAGAAAGCAACTGCTGCTCAAACGGAGTATATCGCTTTATATGGCGAAACTTCTTCTAATACTATGATCGATACACCTGTTATGCAGGTCGGTAAATTCCGTTATGGATTATTAAGAGGTGGTAAGTCTGAAGGAGGCGGCGGCATTGACGCCCGTTTTGCACAAGGTGCAATCTCTGTTCTGGTTCCGACAGGCTTGCTTTATTCGGGGGTGGGGACGAAATGATTAACGTCATTCCTATTCCGCTGCATATGCTCATCCATACAGTTGAATACCATGAATACATTGGCGAGGATGATGTTTGGGGCGGTTCATCTGCTTCATACGCTCCACCGATTACATTAAAACGCGTGCGAGTGCAACCGAACGAAAAGGTATACAACGCAACTACTGGAGATAGTGTGACGTTTCAGTCGATATTATTCCATGACTCTATTAACTCGGAATTTCCTAATCAGATTTTCAAAGAGAAGTCGAAAATCGTGTGGAACGGAAAGGAAATGTACATTAAAGAAGTCGAGCCGCTTTATACTACAAATCCTAACAGACCGCACCACACGGAAATATACCTTCAATGATTAGGGTTAACGTTAGAGTTGACACTCATCAAATTGAATCAAAGGTTATGGAGGCTACACAAAAGGCTCAATTCGCATTAGATGAACAAGTACTGAAGGATAGCAATTTCTATGCTCCTGAAGATACTACAGAGTTAAAACGGTCTGGAGTAAGATACAGCGAACCGGGAACAGGTCATGTCGGATGGGACACGCCATACGCTCGTCGTTTGTACTACAATCCTCAGTACAACTTTTCTAAGGATGTCAATCCCAACGCTCAAGGGCTTTGGTTCGAGGTAGCTAAAGCCGCTCATATTAGCGATTGGAAGCGAATCACAGAACAAACAACGAAAGATAATCTGTAGGTGATCACATGAAATGGCTTATTGAGAGTGTGATTAAGCATTTAAATACGCTGCCACAAAGTGTTATATTCGCTCGTATCAAAGCAAACAACCTTGACGTCGGCGCAGATGGTAAGCCGCGCAAGAGTATAGCCGTACGGATTATTCCATCCGTTCCGGGTGAACAGTACTTTGACGGTGAGACAATCCGTAAACAGTTTCAAATACTCGTTAAAAGCGAGAACGAATTAGAAGCAATGGAAAGTATAGATGCAATCGCAGAGGCTCTTCATAACTCTCACAGACGCACTTTTTACAGTATAGATAGTTCTTATACTCTAATTAGTCTAGTGAAGTATGTAGAGCCTAATTTCGTTGATAGAAACGCTGCTAACGAGTCTATATTTACAGCGCTATTCACTACCGAACTAGTAAAGGGAGGATAACTTAATGTCATTCTTATTAAACCACGGGTACAAATTTAAAATTAATACAGCAGCTACAGGAACAAAGAAAATGGAGCCTATCGCAAAAGGTATTACATCGGTAGATCCGGATAATAACGAAGAATCAGAAGAAACGTATTACTTTGATGGTGGCGGTGCTGCTGAACGTGATATTACAGGCTTCATGTTAGCGTATAGTTTCGAAGGGCATCGTTTCTACGGAGATGCAGCGCAGGATTTCATCTTCAGTAAGCTTCATAAAGTCGGACCTGATCGTAAAGTGGACTTCGAAGTAACGGAACCTAACGGTGATAATTGGGCTGGGAAAGCTACGCTATCTGAAATCAAATCACCGGGTGGAGATGCGAACAGTAAAGGTGAAATTGAATTCACGATTTCATTCGATGGCATTCCGACATTCACTAAAGCAGGTGCGCCAGTAACCTCTTAATATATAGAGTCGCTTCATGCGGCTCTTTTTCTTTTAAAATACGAATTTACAAAAATATAAAAATGGAGAGTGGATTAATATGTCACAAGTATTTCAATTTAATTTCGAGAAAACATATAAAGAGGTAGACGTAGCAGGAAAGATTTTCAAAGTAGAATTCAATGACGATGCGTTAAACCGCTATCAAAAATCTTTAAAACGCTTCAAGGCGTCTACGGATGAACTGCAAAAATCAATTTCTGATTACGAAAAAGCTACTGACGAAGAAATTGATTCATTAGCGGAAAAGCAGAAAGAAATCACAAAAGATGTTGTAGATACATTTTTAGGTGATGGTGCTTTCGAAGAATTATATGACATTGCAGGACGTTCTGTAGCGAATTTATTAAGCCTTGTTCATTACTTAAATGATCTATACGCAGAAGAAACATTAAAAAAATCAAGTGAATCGCAGTCAGAATACCTAGCTAACCTTAAAAAGTAAGGTGATTGGAAATGTTCAAACTTACTGATAGGAATAGAGATATATATCATTGGGCAGGGGTAGACGTAGAGCTAAACTTGTCCTTTGATAATGTTTTGAAAATTATGGAGTTATTTGACGATGACACAATTAGCAATAGAGTGAAGCCTAACATCGCTTTGATGATGCTTATCGTTGATCACTCGTTATTAGCTCAACTTAATATGCAAGGTAAAGAGAAACTTGTTATAGATGTGTTTAAAGATAAATTGAATATTGATTTAACGGCAGACAAGAAAGCTGGAGAAATGACGGAATCGCTAGGGAATTCGCTCGAAGAAGAGGCTCCTGAAGTCCCTGTCGTTAATTTTAAGCTAGATGCAGATATGATATTTGCGTCTTTTTTATTTGACTACAATATTAATTTACTTGAACAACAAGGAAAACTCCAATGGGGTGAGTTTTTAGCTCTGTTTAATAACTTGTCTGAAAAGGCGCCTATGAAAATAGCAATTCATTATCGAACCTGCGAAATCCCTAAGAAAGATAAGCATAATTCCGAAGAACGTAAGCGGATAAAAACAATGAAAGAACGTTACGAATTGCCGGAAGCGAAAGAGATTAGGGAGGAAATGGAGCACAAAGCGTACCTAAGACGATTAGAGGCGCAAAAAAGGCAGGTGGAACAATATGTCTGATGGTCGTGTTAATATAGACACCCGGCTCGAAACAGGGCACATTAGAAACGACGTGCAACGTGTTAATAACGAATTAGGTCGTATCGGCAATAACATGGGACGGACAGCTCAAGGGATGCGTAATGAAATGGGTCGAGGAA